ACTTGGCTCTTGTACTGTTATTAAGCGCTCGAGTCAGTTACAGTTTGCCGCTATCGGAAATGTTCCGACAAGTGGTTGGACTGTAGTTGCTCCTTGTCAAGGATCATTTAACACGATCATTGAGAGCACCCAACGCAGTACAGGTCTGGCGTCACCTGGTCTTGGCTTGAAAAACGATTTTCGTCTTTCTAACCTGACTAGGCTTCTTGACGCCTCATCGCTGGTTATCCAGCGACTTACCCATTAGAATTTCTCTGATGGGCAACCGTGAGGCCTGTCCTCATACACTAGGGGATTAACCCTTATGTCGTTGACGTTCAACACCAAGACCTATACTCCCGATTCCTATCAGCAAGATGCTGTGGGGTACATCGGGGCGGCCAAGACGACTTCCGTGAAGGATGATTTTGTCCTTCGTCGGACGAAGCCGAAGCCCACCTCGACGTTCTCGGGTGTCGGTCGCACATCGGCGAAGCTCACCAGGACTTTGACTCTGACCGGCGCTCTCACTCCCTCTGGGGATGCGATCGTCGAAATCAGTGTCAGCGTTCCGGTCGGCTATACCGCTGCTGATGTTGACGCTCTGCTTAATGACGCTGGCGCCTACCTTTCGGGCGCTGACGCCAAGACGGCGGTCAAGAGCCAGAAGATCGCATATTAACCCTGTCACAAAGGACATCCCGATGCAATTAGTTGAACAGCATGATGTTGTCCAACTATGTTGTCATTCAGATGTCATGAGTGACGCCATACTATCAATGCGCGAGACCGGTTGGCTGCTGATTAGTAGTATTCAAACAGCTCCAAACGGTTTTACTCAAAGATGTATGGTTTCTCGCATCTCTCTGGGCGATTATGAAAGTTTGTATGGACGGCTTACTATCGTTAGAGGTAAGCCTGTCTATACTACTTATCGTAACGTTCCGAAAGGAGCAAGACGTGGGTGAAACCGCGATTGTCAAGGCTATTGTTGTCGTCCTAGGCTTGCTATCATTCATTTTGAATGATAGTAGTAGCCTAGTCGACACCCTCTTCTCAAAAGGGGTGTCTTCGATACAAGGAGCTCGTAATGAACCCCTCGTACCGAGCAGAGATAAAACGTCTCAGCAAGGTAGCCAGCAAGAACAGCTGGACCGTTTACCGTAAGGTACTCGGACGGTTGTGCCAGGAGTATGAACACTTCAAATTTACTGCATCAATTTCCGGTTTTGTACGGAATAATGATGTCGGTCGACTTGTCGAGTTCGCTGATTCTCTCGTAGAACAGAAGTATTCTACGGCCACAGAGCATTTTGTGGCGAATCAGTTTGCGTCTCTTATCCGGAAGTACCCCTTCCCAAGTTCAATGAATCCTTTTGAACCTGAGAAAGTGGCTATAGAAAAGTTCTATGAGGCTGAGCGGAATTGCTCAGTTATTAATAGAACCTTCGATCCTATGTTCCCAGAGCGTCGGGAACCTAAGTTCGAACAGTATCTTCATTCTATGCGTGCCTGGATCAGGTACGTTATAGGTGAAGCTCCTGACTATAGTAAAGTCTGGAAGGAGTGCGCAATTACACCTGGGGCCAGCATCGGAACTCACGGTAATGCGACTAATCTTGCCCGTAAGATTGGGAATGATTGGTCTGTGAGTCCGGGAGCCTTTGCCTACGGGTTCGCCGCGGTTAGGAGCGATTACCAGCTCTTCGAGCTTTTAGCTCGTCGTCCTGGAGATCGTTTCTTTTCCGTGGATCCTGAAGTGCTTGAAAAGGCATTTAAGGACCGAACCTGTATAGTCAATCACAACAAAATAGCCTTCGTACCAAAGACGGTAAAGACCTTTCGGTCTATTGCTGTCGAGCCGTTCCTTAATTCTTTTGTTCAGAGAGGTGTCGACGTCTACATGAGAAGAAGACTATCTCGTGTTGGCATTGATCTCTCTGATCAGAGAATTAACTCTGAAATGGCCCGTCTTGGGTCACTTCAGGATACGGACGATAGTTTCGTTACTATCGACCTTAGCAGTGCTAGTGATAGCATTGCCAGGGAGGTAGTACGGGATCTTCTTCCGCCCGATTGGTTCGATTTTTTGAACTCAATCAGGAGCAAGAACTTTTCTATTAACAAGCACATTACTCGTTATGAAAAGTTTTGCTCTATGGGGAACGGCTTCTGCTTTCCGCTCGAAACTCTACTGTTCGCAGCTGTTTGCGTTTCCTGTGGTGCTATCAAAGCCGGTGGCGATTTTCACGTCTACGGAGATGATATCATCGTCAAGAAACACATAGCTAGCCAAGTAATCGCCGTATTGGGTTACTTGGGCTTTAATGCGAACGTAAAGAAGACCTTCTTAGAGGGTCCTTTTCGTGAGTCTTGCGGAGCAGATTGGTTCCAGGGTGAGGACGTTCGTCCTTTCATACTTGACTTTGCTCTCGATTCACTTGAGAACATGTTCAAGTTTCTGAATCTCACACAGCGGAGTCGAAGGTGTTCAGCCTTCTTCTCAGGTATTCGGGAATATGTTATTTCCCTTATACCTCCAAGGTTGCGTTTTGAAAGACCCTTTACGGGTCCTTCTGACACAGCTTACACTGTTGAGAAGGATAAGTTCATGTCCAGCTTCCACGCTAAATGGGATCGCTCCCTTCAGTGTTGGAGTTGGTGTGAACTCATCCGCCGTCCAGTTAATGATAGCTGGTACGGACTCAGAGATGCGGATATTTCGCATCTGATAGCGGCGCTTAGCGGTAGTTCAAGCCAAGCTCCGTTCACCCTCCGGCGTAAAACCCGGACGACCGTGCGTCGTGTTGCGTACGGATAATAACTCTTTGTAAGAGTTATTAGGCACCGCGATGTTAATACAACGACATCGCGTTGGGCCAATACCGGCTCTTTTGGAGCTAGTACAAACCCAAT